TTATCGCTATGAGAGAGCAATTTATGAGGATTGCTATGGCGCAGCTCCGTAGCACCTACCCGTTCAAACCCCAACGCAGGGCAGTAGCTGCTCGGATGTGGGTGAAGTTTTTAGAGCGAAATGAGAAAAGGCAAGGCATCAACAATTAGGTATAAAGCCAACAGGCGTAAAACCAAAGGAATGCCTAAAGGCTACGCTGCGAAGTGTCTTGCTGAACAAAGAGAAAAGGATAGACCACCAATTATGAAGCGCAGACCTAAAGATGAACACAACGACACAGAACAATATGATTAGACCATTCGTTCTTGCGTTCCACAAACAGAATTCGGGTGTATCACACCACAGGACATTTGCACCCTTGATATGCCACAAGGATGTAGATGTCTTTTTCATTGAGAAGATAACGGACATTGACCCCGAAATATGGCCGAAGGTTACTCATATCTTTACCTCAAGGGTGTTCCCAGTAGAGCCGTTTGATGACTTCTTGAAACTATGCCGCAAAGAGGGAATCAAGCTAATCGTTGACAATGATGACTGGTGGGTGCTGCCTCCTACGCATCCCTTGCTTGGGATTTACTCGGAGCAGATGAGGGAGCGCATCGTGCGCTCTATGAAAGCAGCAGATGAGGTATGGGTGACAAACAAGCACCTTGCCTCAAAGGTCAAGAAGTATAATACCAACATCCGAATCATCCCCAATGCCATCAGCGTACCAACGTGGCAGGTAGAGCGAGAGCCAAGCGAAGAAGTGCGCTTCGGGTATATTGGTGGCAACCACCACGCACTAGACGTAAGGGAATCTACAATCAACCTTGAAGGTTATCAAGGGTATGTCGCGGAGGTGGATGGATACCCAGACATTATGAAGGCAAGCCATAGGCTGCCTACGATGCCACCAACACACTACCATAAACTTTACGAGTTCTTTGATGTGAGCCTTGTGCCGTTAAGCACTTCCGAGTTTGCCAAGTGCAAGTCGCACCTAAAGATGCTTGAGGCAGGGTTTAGCAAGTGCGCATTGATAGTGAGCAACACGCAACCTTATTCACCCTATATCACCAAAGAGAACTGCATTGCCATCAAGCACCCAAGCGAATGGGCAGGAGCAATCAAAAGACTTAAAGAAAACCCCAACCAAGTGGCTGACCTAACGGAATCGTTATACGAGTATGTGCAAGACTTTACGATGGATAAGATAAACGAACTACGATGCTTTACATAGTCACGCCCTGCTCACGACCTCAAAACCTAGTAAGGCTAAAACAACACATCCCCAACTACGCCACATGGGTGGTGATGATGGATGCTGCTACCGACTTCAAGGGAGCAACAGGCGCATCAATCACACACTACTCTACACGCACAGGCAATATGGGTAACCCCTTACGCAATGAGTTCCTTGAATTGTATGCTGACTCCTTTACTCCAGAGGACTGGGTGTACTTCTTGGATGATGACAATATCCTGCACCCAAAGTTCCTTGAGGAGTGGAACAACCTAAACTCCCTTGACTGTTCTATCGTAACGTGGGGGCAAGTAGGTAGGCTCCGCCCTACCGACCAACCAAGAGTCGGCAACATAGATACCGCCTGCTATATGTTCAAGCCATACGACTTGCCCAACCTACGCTTTGAAATGACGTATGAGGCAGACGGCACTTTTGCCCAAGCAGCATCCGAGCAGGGAACACTTATCTGCGTAGAGCAGTACCTTTGCTACTACAACGCCCTAAAATGAAAACGAGCAAACAAATAGACGGGTGGTTCAACCACCAAGCAGCATACGACTACCTCCTTGCCAATATGCCCGAAGACGGCACGTTCGTAGAGCTGGGTGCTTGGCTCGGTAAGTCATCAGCCTACCTATGCGACAAAGCAACATACCAAAACATCACAATCATAGATACTTGGAAGGGTTCGTCAAACGAATTGACCACAACCCATAAACTTGCAACGGAGGTGGACATCTACAAGCTCTTTGTGGAGAATATGGGAGACCGCAAGTACAAGGCAATCAAAGCAACATCCAAAGTAGCATCAAAGAAGTTTGCCAACGAATCCCTTGACGTGGTATTCATAGACCTAACACATACGTATGAGGCGGTAAAGGAAGACATCAAGCTATGGCTACCCAAAGTAAAGAAGGGAGGCTACATCGCAGGAGATGACTACCACCAACATTGGAAGGGTGTAATCCAAGCGGTAGATGAACTGCTGCCCCGTGCTACGTTCATAGATGACTGTTGGATTTACCAAAGGTGAAGAACCACACAAAGGTCTACCTCAAAGGGATGGGCTACTCCACAACTGACTTCATCCCCTGCGAGGTATGTCAAGGCCAAGCCGTAGACATCCACCACATAGAATCTCGTGGAATGGGTGGAAGCAAAATTGCTGATACGATAGAAAACCTGATGGCTCTATGCCGTAATTGCCACGTTGCTTATGGTGACATCAAAGAATGGAAGGAGCGACTTAAAGCAACACACAATCACCACCTCGCAAAAAGGGTTATTTAGATACAACCGAAAATAACGGAACTGAACGGATATGAAAGATGACAAAGGAAGGTTCATAGCAGGCAACACAGGAAGGCCAAGCGGAACACCAAACAAGACCACCAATAAAATACGGGAGGCATTCCAAACCCTCATCGAAGCCAACCTTGAGAATATGACCCTATGGCTCACCCAAGTTGCTGCTGATGACCCGAAGGGCGCACTTGACCTGTTGAACAAGATGGCAGAGTACACGACTCCCAAGCTCGCAAGGGTAGAGAACTCACACGAGGTATCGGATGAGCTAACAAAAATCAAGGTAGAGATTGTCCGAGCTAAACCTAAAGAGTAGTGAACTTTTTGAGAAGAACTACACCGCACCAACTCGGATAGTAGTCAATCAAGGCGGCAGCCGTTCGGGTAAGACCTACTCCATTTTGCAGATGCTCATCGTGATGGCGATGGAGGATAGAGGCAAGGTGTATTCTATCGTGCGCAAGTCGCTGCCGTCTCTGAAGATGACGGCCTATCGTGACTTCTTTGAGATTCTAAATGCCAACGGTCTCTATGATGAGGCACGGCATAACAAGAGCGATTACACCTACGAGCTAAACGGCAACCTCTTTGAGTTCATAAGCCTTGACCAACCGCAGAAGAAACGGGGAGCAAGACGTGATTACCTTTTTTGCAACGAGGCAAACGAACTCACTTGGGAGGATTTTTTTCAGATATTGATTCGCACAACAGGCAAGATATGGGTTGACTACAACCCCTCTGATGCGTTCCATTGGATTTACGATAAACTACTCACAAGGGATGACGTAACGTACATCCAAAGTACCTATCTCGACAATCCGTTCTTGGATGCAAGTATCGTTGAGGAGATAGAAAGGCTGCAACATACGGACAATGACTATTGGAGAATCTACGGACTTGGAGAACGTGGGATGAGCAGAGCCACCATCTTCCAATATGGGCAGGCAGAGATACCAACGGAAGCCACGCTCTTATGTCACGGGATGGACTTCGGGTACACCAACGACCCTACCGCACTTGTGGCGGTGTACAAGTCGGGGGACAATCTTTATGTGGATGAACTTATCTACCGCACGGGTATGACCAACCCCGACATCAGCAACCTGCTAAACTCTCTTGGGCTTGACAGACGTACGGAGGTATTTGCTGACTCTGCTGAACCCAAATCTATTGAGGAGCTGCATCGTATGGGATGGAACGTAAAACCCACGCAGAAGGGCGCAGATAGCGTCATAGTGGGTATTGACGTGCTGAAGCGGCACAAGCTATTCGTAACCCCACGAAGCAGCAACCTAATCAAGGAACTTCAAAACTACAAATGGGTAGAGGACAAGAACGGCAACCTGCTCAACAAACCGATTGATGCATTCAACCACGCCATCGATGCACTGCGCTATGCAACGTATAACAAGTTGAGCAGACCTAACTTTGGCAGGTATGCCATACGCTAAAACTAAAAGGTTATTTTAATAATGGAACTAAAGGTAATTGTACCCACCTCCCTGTCGGAGATA